TTGCGCTGCAACTTGAGCGTTTGCATTGTATTGAGCCATGTTCCGAGCGTCAATCGCACCAGCTTTTTCCCTAGCCAGACCCAATGGAAGATTATAGTCAAATTGCGGAGTCATAGTTTGGCCAAGGTTAAGCCCCATGCCTGCTATGGTTGTTCCCATTCCATATGAAATCGGTGCTGAACGCAACGACTCAAGCCCCGGCGCGGTGTAAAATTGCCCAGCCTGTGCAAATGCGCGTTGTCTAGCTGCGTCTGCTTCCGCTCGTTTTTGAGCTAGCACATTTTCGCGCCCCATGACCTCTGAGGCAATAGCGGCGTTTCCACCAAGACGACCAGATGCTTGCGCAGCTTCTCTAGCAGCCTGCTGGTACATCCGTTGTTCCTGTGGGGTCACACCTTGAGCGGATGCGGTTGCTCTATTTGCAGCATCGGTAGATGCTTGCACCATTGCCGCTTGCTCTGGAGACAAGGTTTCAGCAAATCCTCGGAACATTGGGGCTTGGCTTGCCATCGTTCCAAACTCTTGTGCGCGAAGGTCTGCCATTTGCTGTTCAGCCCCAGCACCAGCTTGTTGTTGTAAGCCCATAAAGCCAGTAACCCCTTGGCCACCAAAACGAAAACCTTGATCCATGAATCCCGGCCCATACAGGTCGAGCATTCTCATGCTAGACGGGACTGCTGCACCATAATAACCCTCCATTTGTGACACGGTTCTATTGGCCATGCTTGGTTGGCCTTTTTTACCGGGCTTCAAATAATCAGTTATTTGTGGAAGTTGTGGAGCAGATTTGTCCCCTCCAGTAACAAACCCGAATGGGTCAACCAATTTTTTAAATGTATCCGTAAATCCCATAATTTTATTTTATTGCTATTGCTTTAGCTAGGTGCTGGTTCATTCCATAATCATGACATTGTTTTCACTCAAGTCAGCCGGGCCTCCACTTAGGTTGTCAATTTCAATTTTAATCGAACTAGTAGTAATGCTTGTTCTATCGGCACAAGCAAACCTTGGTGTCCCCGCTGACCCAGAATTGCATATTGCCATGTAATTAAGTCCTTGCATCGGAGTGGTAAAATTAACTGTATACTTTCCAGTGTTAGTTCTAACAACGCTGCTTACATTCCCACTTGATCTAATTGTGCAGGTTCCGTTTGTGGTTCTTCCATTAAAGTTAACCCATGCCCTAACACCAAAAAGTGGAGCATTACCAACAGGATTGGGCATATGGGCATCCGCAAACTGGAACCCTCCAGCGGATGAAAATGAGATTCTTCCCGCTCCTTGGTTTTGAATTGCAAACCACCCATCTACTCCAGTATCCCTCACAATCCTAGTCTCATAATCAGTTAATGGGTGTACTGAATGGAAGTCAATAAAGCATCCAGAATTTGATGTAATACCAGTAGCAAGCTCAAGAACGTTTTGCTGAATGTTAAAGTTGCTAAGTCCGTTACTCCATGCCGGGCCAAATGGAGAAAGCTTTACTGGGGTTACTGCTCCATCAGCAATGGCATTAGTTGTAACCGAACTTGCGGCGAGCCTACTGGAGTTAATTGCATTAGCGGAAATGCTCAACTTGCCAGACGCAATATCCAGTCCACCGCTTCCACCAGATCCGCCAAGAACAGCGTCAGAAGTCATCACGGTTTCGTCGATGATATTATTCATCTTTGCGCTAGTGATTGTGTCAGTAGCAGTAAAGGTGTATGTTGTATTAACCGCGCCCATAACTTATTTCTGTGAGATGATTTGTCTATTTGTTACTGATCCAGCAACTTTGATTGAGTTTATCTTGGCTGAACCCTGTGTTCTTGTCAAGATCATGGTTCCTGTATAGCCCCTAATACCACCAAGCCTGCACCTAATGCTTGCTGTTTCAGCCTCCAATGGGTTGGTTGATTGTAAGATTTGTCCATCAAGGAATTGAGTGGTAGTGCCAATAGTCGATGAGTTGTCTGGGTCTTCAGCGGCAAACTCAATTAGGTATTCAGAATTCTGGCTGGGCAACCCCTGCATATTGATCTGCGAGTCGGTGTACCTTTTCCGCTCCAATGTCTCAAGGTCGTAGCCACGGGTGATTAGTTTAGACAGAATGGGTGCTGATGTCTTAACATCATTAGTGTTGGATACGCTAATAGTGTCATTAGAGTCATCAAACGCTTCTAATTGGTGCAATCCACCGTTAGCGGTCACAGCATACAGGTTGTTCCTTACCCCCGCTGAACCAATAATAAGGTCTTCAATCAAGAATCTAGTGTCACCAAAGGTGTCTAGCGATTCCCATCCTCCATTTAGGAAGTTGTACACCAAGATTGAGTTATTTCCGCGAGCATCGTTAATGCCCGGAGCGGAATCCAGCGGAACCGCAAGGTAGTACCTGTTATCAAACAGGATTCCAACCGACTTGTTGGACAAATCCTTGTTGAGCCTGTCGATATATGGCTGGATATTCTTGGAAATTGGCTCCTCGGCCCCGCGAAGGTTGTAATCGTTAAGGAACTCTATACCATACACCCCATCGTCCGACAGGAACATCATGGTGTTAGCCCTCATCACTACGGACTTGCGAGCTAAGCAGCCAACCTCGGAGGTTAGTTCTGTAACCCTAGTGTCTAGAAGAGTCCCCTGAGTCCCCTTAATCTGGTGGATGCTGTTTCTGTTGAGGACAATCAACGCATCGTCGTAGAACCCATGCATCCCAACCACATAGTCAGCAGTACCACCAGAAATACGGAACTGGTTTTCGATCTGGTCGAATGTAGTGGTGTCAAGAATGTCGGATACGGCAATCTCGTCTGTGATCTTGCGGTCGGTGTAGGTGACTGCGTTGTAAGCCCCAGACTGGTCGTAATAATACGGAACCCACAGGCGGCGTTGGAAGTGAATACCCCAAGGCGCACCCGGTTGATGCATGAACCCACCGCCCTCGCTGAACCTACCACCAAACTCAATCTGACCAGTGGAACCGCTTGCAGTGATATTTGCCACAGGCGCAAAGAATTTGATGTTTGTCAGCGTTGCCGACGACACTTGGAATTCCTGTCCAACAATTGCTGAGAATTCTGGAACCGTGCTTTCGTAAACCCTAATAACATCACCAGCAAATACGGTATTGTTGGATACGCCAAGGTTTAAGGAAACCTCTCCATTAGAAACCGAAACTTGGTTACCGCTAGAATTAAATACTTGTGGTTGAGTGTAAGCCCCGCCCGGAGAGAATGTAAATCCGTCAGTCATAGTGGCGGAAGTTACCACAAAGGTCTGGGTCTGACTTGTAGCAAAGGTGTATTGGAACTGGTCTTGAGTTAGCCCTGCGCCAGAAAGAACCGTAAATGTTCCGTTGGCTGGAGTGCCACCAGTTAGACCAGCGACAACTACAGATGTTCCTGCCACAAGCCCGTGTTCACGGACGCGCATTGTAACGGTGGTTCCACTCTGTGACGCAGAAAGAATGGGCCTACCATTAGGATACCACTCCAACGCCTGCTGCCCCTCTCGGAATAGCATCACCTTGTCGAACACTTGAATCATGTCGGTGTCCGCGCCCAAGGCAGTTCCAGCTGGATATGCGATATTCTCTGGAACATAGGCGGAATTAGACTCAACAGCAGCCAAGTCAATCTTCTTAGCAACCGTGTCCAACGCCACAATCACATATTCTTTATTATTGGTGTTGGGGTCGCTGAACAGACAGGAGGCTCGGACATTGGCGTTAGCTGCATCGTTAATCGGCATCTGGGACAATGTGCCAGTCCCGGAAACCGCAGTCACCCCAGTTACGGGGAAGCTTAATTGGTTCGCTGAAACATAAGTCAGAACCTTGGCCCCGTTGTTGTTAGTGCCAGTAAAGGTCAGTCCAGCCACTACGGCATACCCACTAGAACCAATCTCAAACCCATGATTGGCGGACATGGTAATCGTTACCACATTGGGGGCGTATGTCGCTGACGAGATGGTCTTGGCAACATCAATCAGGTAGAACGGCAACTGCAACGGATCACCCCCAACGGTCAACGCACCAGTCCTAGAAACCACCACCTTGCGGGGCTTCCAGTAACCTTCCATGCGCCCGTTCAGAGACTCCCTTACCTCCCCAGCCTTCAACTGGTTTAGTTGCAACCGCTGGTTCACGCCGACAAACCCACGATCACCATCCTCGGCAATCGAGTCATCTAACCCACCAGTAGACCTGAACTGGGACATTATGCGCGGTACGCAATAACCACCCCAGAAGCAAGCGTAAAGCCAGTGATGTTGCCACCAATGCCAATACCCGCAGGGATAGAGACACCAATCAACTTCGTGCTAGCATTCGTGATGTTTG